ACCGAAATAATCAGAGTTAGTGATGTCTCCACATACTGTGGACTTGCGGAATGCAAGTTGTACTTTTTTTGAATAAATTACGGAACTAAAGTTACCATTCGGTAAGTTTGTATATCCGCTTGCGGATGCAAATGCCATTATAATCCTCCATTAGGTGTTTGGCTTAGTTTTAAGTAAGCTAAACGAACCGATAAGAGGCTGTACTTTCTAGGGTGCATGTATATTTAAGTTGTAAGGATCAGTCACAATATTAAACTACACGGGCCTATACTTATTCAGGTAGGTCTTATTATTGGTATGTTTAGACTTATTGAGATAGTGTCTTAATAGTAAGGTGGTCACAGTGTGAGGCTTACTACAGGTTAAAGACACCTATAGTTATACATTATAGTCTATAGATGTCAATACTTTATTTGCAATTAACGTGCGCCACCTGTCATATCATAGGTAAACTTACCTGCACGTATTGCTTCCATGATAGCATCAGAGTTTTTCTCGTACTCACTAGCTGTCATCTTGTGTACTTGAGACTCGCTGAAGTGTCCAGCCACATCGTTAGAGTCAGGCTTAGTAGAACGTTTAGTTACTACTGCAGAAGCCGCCGCTTTAGTAGCTTTCTTTTTAGACTTAGTATCTAAACCATTGTGCATCTTGTATAGATCTATTACACGAGCAACTGATGCAGGGTCTTCAGAGTTGTCGTATAGAGCATCTTTGACCCACTTAGGTTCTTTCTTAGCCCAATCGTGAAAAGCATCACTATCACGTAGTTCATCAAAGTCAGGGTGTATGGCTCTGATTTCTTGCTCTAGCTTACTACGAGTAGCTTCTTCACTAATGCGATCAATCTCTTTTAGTCTTGCCTCAGCACCAGAAAATCGTTCATCTGCTTTCTTAGATGCAATAGTTTCTACTATAGCCGCAATGTCAGGAAACTCATTAGCCCACGCCTCAATATCTTCGTCTGACTTGGGTGGCCTAAGAGTACCACTTGTTTCAGCATTCTCTAGTTTAGACTGTAATTGTTTTATTTCTGCAGACTGTTTGTTTAAATGATCACGTAAATCACTATAACGTTTTTTGTATGTGCGTTCTTCACTACTTAACGTTTCATCTTTCTTATCAGATTCATCACTAAGTTCTTGAGTCTCATCATCAGGTTCTTGATCTTCTGAAGTATCTTCCTCATTCTGTTCCCCTTTCATGAGCTTGTCTAGCTCTTCTTCTTCTTGTTCTATACGTCTCCTGTTAGCTTTATTGGTATAGTTAGGGTCAACGAACCCTGATACTTTAGGAGATTCTACTGTTTCTAATTCAGGCATATTGTTTTCCTTTATGTTGGGGCCAGCTTTTTGAGCCGGGTAGCCTTATAGTTTTTATAGGATAGTCTTTTAGTTATTACTTTTTCTTCTTCATCAAGCCGCCCTTATTATATCTTCCGGGCTTGCTCCAATCTGTTTTACTGTTACCTGTTCGTCCTCTACCTGCACTATATTTACTAGAGTTATTGTTACTAGAGTTGTTGTTATTACTAGAAGTATTTCTTGAGCTTGTATTACGGGTAGGGCTAGAACTACTTTCTCTAGCTAGTCTAGCTCTTTTAGCTAAGGCACTCTCGTAACCTACATCGCCAGCCCTTTTGCCACTAGCATCTGTACGACTTCTAGATGCATCTACTGTAGCCTTACCACTTTTATTTCTCATAGCGGCTACAGTGTCAGATATTCTGGCAGACTCTGCTTTACTGACTGTTCTGTCTCTATCAGAGCTTAAATTTCTTTCGGCTGGAGTTGAATCTATAGTATCAAAAGAAGTACCTATGCTAGTTCTTGACGATGTAGTATTAGCAAATAAGTCATCGCCTAGAGTATCTTTAATTACATCTGTCAGACCCCAACCATTAGAAACTAGACCCATAAGAGGGCCTCCTAATCCGTGTTGCTCTTTATATTGTGCGGCTAGTTCTTTAAGTTCTGCTATCTCTTCGGCAGATGTTTGTCCTTGTTTCTCTAGCATACGTATGTGTGCATTAGTTTGACCTAATATCATAAGTTGTGGTCTTTTAGCCATAATACCAGTCTTATCAAACTTACTGATAAACTGTATTATACCATGTTGAGCTTCTAGTTCAGCTTCCATAGCTTGCTTAGTAGTTTGATAAAGACCTTCAGAACTAGTGTAATCATATCTCTTCATCCAATCTGTATCTTTCATGGATTCTTCTAGTAGCTTCTGAGAGGCACTACGAGTATCTTCATCTCTATTTTCTCTAGGTGCTACAGTTTCTACAGGAGTAACAGGAGTACCTGTTCCTGCCGGTCTTATTATGTAACCTGCAGGTACAACTTGTGTAGGTTGATTAGTAGCTTTGTCGTGAGCTATCATCATAGTATCACCTGTAGTAGGATTGTAATACTCAACCATAATAGTTTCTATTTCTTGTACAGGAGAAGATCCTGCGCCTGACCCTCCTCCAAAGACAGAGAAACCTAACCCATAATTACTAGGAGTGAAACCTAATGCACCACCTGTATTAAAAGCTCTTTCAGTCTGTCTATTAGCGGACTGCATCTCTTGAGGATTCATGTTAGCACCAGTAGTATTTAATGTAACACCTCTACTAGCAAGCTCTTGCATTAACGCTGGACTATTCTGTGCGGCTATCATAAACTTATCAATAAGAGCATCTACTCTTGTAGGGTCAGTGTTAAGAGGAGCTTGAACTGCACCACCATCTGCATAACCTACAGACATACCTTTAGCGTTCATACGAGCATTGATTAACTTATCACTCTTAGCGGCAGTAGCTAACTTATCCATCAAGCCACCATCAGCTACCCCTGTAGCCATAGCTTGTTCTAGTGCGGCTAAGTCTTCTTCCGTTATGTCCTGCATACCCTCCATACCGCCTTCTGTTGGCGTGGCTGGTACAGGCTCTCCACCTATACGACCATCTGCATCCATCTGAGATAAACCCATCTTAGCTTCATTACGCATGTCTTCAAAGACTTTCACACCAAAGTAACGAACAACATCTGCAGGTACAACGTATTCACCTTCACTGAGTCTAGCGTCTATATCATCACGCACCTCTTCAGGTAAAGATCCCGGAGGAACTTCGTTTCCGCTTACTGGGTCTACGTCATTAGATCCACCAGTTAATGCCATTTCCATTTGTCTGCTCATTGAGTTGCTCCTTGGGTATTTCTATGTACTGCCATTTACTTCATCCCTTAAGTATTTAAGTTTTCGTAGTCCTGCTATCTCGCCTTGGCAACGAAACATTTCATCTGTAGTCTTAACTTGTTCCATCTTCTTGTGTGACTGTGCTATCTTAGCATCAAGAGTTTCACAGAAAGAATCCCATAAGGGTTTGTCGTTTACTAGTTTCTTTATTTGCATTATGAGGGTCTTTGCATTAAGCCGGGCTTCTTAACTAAGCCACCTTCGTTAAATCTTAGTTCTTCTTTTTGTGGGTTAAACTTAAAGTTAGATATGTCTAGTTGTGTGCCAGCCGTAGTACGTTCACCACCACCACCAGCACCTTCTCCTGTATACATCAAGTCTCTAGTGCCTACTTTAATTGTACCCTTAGATTCTTTATTTAATTCATTTATAACTTTACGAAGTGAGTCTTCATAGGTCTTCTTAAAAACTCTCTCGTAGTAATCTATAGCAAACTTTCTTTCTTCTTCAGAACCTTTTTGTTTAGCTTTTTCGTACTTCTTAGCTATCTCTGATCCTGCTTCTGTTTCCATAGCTTCACTTATACTACTAGCTCTTATTCTAGCTATCTCTTTGTAATTAGGAATAACTATTTTGTCTATGCCTTGAGACTTAGCAAAAGATATATTAGCAAGTAGTAATCTTTTTAAGTAATCACTTCTACTTACTACAGGCGACTTAGTTTCAAACTCTCTAAATTTATCTCTATAATAAGAAACTGTATTTTTATCAATAGCATTATGAACTCTAGCCATTTCATTTATTATTATATTATCTGCGTCTTGCCAAGGTACTGTAGGGGCAACTTTTTTCATAGTTATTAAAGCGTCTATAACAATCTCTAACATTGTGTTAGATCTAGATTCTGGTATAGTTAGACTATATTCTTCTTCTAACTCGTTTTTAAATTCTTTAAGAAACTTAGATTTAGATTTTAGCCTTTCTGTAGCAGAACCTACTTTATCTCTAAATATAAAACCTGCATAATTACTAGTACCTTCTTTTACATTTAAATAATGTTTATCATCGTGATACTTACCGTAATATTTAATTACAGTTTCTAAAATATCTTTATCCAGAGTAATGTCTTCAATATTCTCTAATTGCTCTTCTAAATCTAATATACTATCTTTAATAAAAGCTTCTTTTTTCTCTTTAGCTAACTTAGGATTTGTACGTACTCCTCGTTTAGCTACCTTACTAATAAATGTAGATAAATCTGATTGTGCTTCTTCTATAAGTAAGTACATATCTTCAGGATCAAAATAGTTTTGTCTAACAGAAGACCTACTATGTCCTAAGTTTTTAGCCCCTCCATAATGCATAAATTTCGCATCTTTAGGGGATACTAAATCTTTGTTTGCTTGTAGTTGATGTACAACATAATTTACTTCTCTATCTAAAATCTGTTGTCGTTGAATGCTTCTATATACATCAGTAGAGGGAGGATACAAAGTATCAACTGTATATCTGTCCGTACCTTTTTCTCTAGCTATATTTAATGCTTCTTCTCTAGAGTATAAACGTTTAGGATCTAAGTCAAGATCAAAAGAATCTAATTCAGCCTTTGCTACATTAGGTGCACGTTTATTTAGGAAGGCTGATATGTTTTCCCCTTTAGTACCCTTCTTACCTATAGACATCTGTTCTAAAGTGTTGACAACGGGACTATAGAAAGTTGATTGATAAAAACCTTTTTCGTCTACACTTTCAGTTCCCGGTTCTCTTGTCTGAACTAAAGGATTCATTTTAGACTTAGGTATAGTTAAATCAGGAGTACGACCTTTAGAGGTAACACCCTCAAACGCCTCTGTCAGTTCTTTAGCTATGAGTTTACTGAGTGCACCCATTACTGTACGTTTCCACTAAATCCCGGCTCTCCGGGCGTAGCCGCCGCACCTACACCGATGTTACCACCTCCGCCACCAGTCATATCTTGTGGGCCTGTAGGAGCTTGTCCTTGAGGTGTTGTAGGTGGTGCATTTGGATCAGTAGGCTCAGGAGGAGCTTGGAATCCTTTTAGTATCTCTGCCTGTATTGCCGCATCGTCCATAGAGTTAGTCACCTTGTCAGGATCTAAGTCCATGCTTATAGCAATCTCACGGATGATATAGTCCATCTTAGCAAACGGAGCTAAGGTAGGATTCTGTGCAACTTGTAAGAATTGCATTAGTCTTTGTGATCTGACTTCGTTAGCCATGAGAGAAGCAGTACCTTGAGCCTTTACGTCTAAGTCACCCTTAATGCTAGGATCATAGTCGAACTGCATGTTGAAGCTAAAGAAAGCTTTGCCTAAGGGATTCAATAAGTAGTCATCTACGTTCTTAATAACTGTACGAATAGAACCGTTAGCCGCAGACATAAGCATAGAGATACCTGAAGCTGTACGACCTACACCTGACACACCGGTTTGACCGTGAGCAAAGCTAGGGAAGCCAGTCGATTCGTCTGACAATACTCTTGCCTTATCGAACAACTGCATGTTCTCTCCAGCTACGTTAGGGAACTTTGTGCCGAAGATAGCCTGTCCGGGTGCACCTCCTTGTCTACGAAACACCTTGCCGGGATACACAGATAGATCTTGTCCCGGAACTAAGTTAGTCTCATCTACTTCAATCAGTAAGTTACCAGACAACACAGCATTATCAACAGCCATACGCATAAAGCCATTCATTAGTGTTTGAGTGTCATCCATGTTCTCTGCTATACCTACACCAAAGAAGCTGTAAGGGTTAATCTCATAAGGTACAGCATAGTAAGGTATAAGAGCAGGTTTGAATGGATTCATAACCATACGAATAACTTGACCGTTACACGACCATAGGTTTACGTTTACTTGCTCTGAATCTTTTAACTCACTAGGAATCTTAAGGTCATGGTCTTCTAGCACTTCACGATCAACAAAACCCCAGAACTCTTTTACTTCATAGCGTTCTGCTTTAGAGCCTTGCTCATCATCCTCCATGACTTGCTCCCACCACTTCTTCTCGTAGGACTCACCCAACTTAATAGCTGTGTCTATAGAGTTGTCACGGAAGAAAGGACGACCTTTGAGTGCTCTTAATTGTGAGCGTGACATCTTGTGTCTCTCTATGATGTACTCAGCCTCATCCATGTTAGCCGCATCAGGATCAGGATAGAAGTCCCATATAGAAACATTACTCGTAGATGGTACAGTCTTTATTACAGGGTCATAGTTACCTTCATCATCCCAACGTGGATACTCTTTGTTAGTAGCAAATGGGCCTTTCATTATACCTGTACCGAATAGAGCACATTCAAATGCGGCTAAGCGAAGCTGTTTGTTAGCTCCGCTTTCTTCTAACTGATCATGTATCTTTTTCTGCATCTTCTTAGCGGCAACTTGTGCAGGGCGCACTGTTACAGTAGAAGGTGTAGTTCCCGGCCCTTCAACTAGTTTATCCATTACAGGCTCTAGTTTGTTAGCCATACCACCTAGTCGTTCCGACAATTGTTGCATTGTCTCGCCCGGCTGTAATTTAGCTTCTTCTGTAGAGAAGGGAGAGAACGTTTGTTTTAGTTCATCTACAGCTTCATCAGCGGCAGGGTCTAAGTTAAAGTGTACAGAATCAGCTACACCTTCAGGTAAAGTAGTAGGATCTACATTAATAGGAAACTTATTGTTACCGAATAGTACATCTACTATCTGCCCGTAAGCGGCTAAAGTTTTTGTCTTAGTTACTTTAACGAATACACGAGATCTCTCAGCTTCAGTAAACTGTACATCAGGACTATATAATCCTCTGTAGTTTCTGTAAGACTTCATCCATCTGTCTTCGTCTACACGTCTTGCATCTTCAGCTTTGGAGAAGCGTTCATTAATAAAGCCTATAATATTACCTACAGAAGGATCAGATTCTAAGTCCTTCTCTTTTACATCTTCAATGTATGAAGAATCCGCAGATTCAATATTCTCTTCATAGTCGTCTTCAAAATCATTAGGGTTCATACTTAATATCCAAATGTAGGATCAGACGATTGAAAGCCTGATCTTGATGTTGCAGGGTCATAGTCAAATAAAGAACTACGAGGTCTGGTCATTATACCATATCTTAGAGCGTCATACAGGTGATCTTCAGCGTGTGTATCAACGTCTTCTGGGTTGCGTTTATCTAGTGGTATGCTAGGTAGCTGAGCTACAAGGTTAGTACAATTATTAAAGATAACTAGTCTAGGTTGTTCAGTAAACTCGTCTATCTGTAAACGTCTGTGTATTTCGTTCTTACCTGCTATACGTGAACCTTTAGATCTATCTGAAGGCCTCCATCTACAGCCTTTCATTATCATTTGTTCTGCAAGGCTAGGCCCTGTATCACCTCGTTTGTGCCACAAGGATGAGTCTAATACTCCATACCTTATAGTACCATCATCTGACTCAGCATTCAATATCATATCAGCTAAATCAGTAGCTGTAACTTTAGAGCAATACATCTCTCTATAAACAACCAACTGTTCATCTGGTGCTACAGCGAACCAGACAACTCCTGTATAACTACCGTAACCATAATCACAAGCTCTGAACTTAGCCCAGCTATTAGGTATATCATAAGGGGCTACTACATGTATCTTACGATTAAACTCAGGAAAAGCCGCACCCTCATTAATATCCCAGTCACCCTCCAGTAACTGCTTACGCTGATGTTCTGGTAGTGATAGAAGCATCGCTTCGTAGTCGCCACCATCAGCTAAGTAAGGATTGTCAAACAAACTAGCAGGTATAAACTTACGTTTGAATAACGGCTCACCTTCTTTACTATGACCTCTAGGATAAGAAAGAGTCTCTCCTGTTTCTATATCCGTAGCCCAGAACGACTTGTTAGGTGTAGAAGGATCAATAAACATCTTCTTGACCCAAGCATGTCCCGGCCCTCCGGGGTTTGTTGTAGCTCTCATGTACAAACCTAATTCAGGTGATGCACTACGCAAACGTGAACGCATATAATTCCACGCATAGGGACTGTTCCATTGAGTCAACTCATCGAAAGCTACATAGTTAAACGCCTGTCCTTGGTAACGCATAACGTCTGTGTCTTTATCCAAGTAAGACATCCATAGTCTACCACCTTGAGGTGTAGTCCATTGAGACTTTCTTTCTGACCATTTGATACCCGGAATAGCTTTAGGGTATAACTCTTGGCTCTTCTGTATAAGTTCACGTAACTCTTCTGTTGTGTGACGTACAAGTAGACCGCTAAAGTCTTTATGGTTTAGGTTACGAAGAGGGTCTGCGAGTGTGGCATAGCTCTTCCCACCTCCGGCTGCCCCTCCATATAGTACCTCTCTCTCACTAGCCGCTAGATATTGTGTCTGTGGGCCGGGATTGGGTTGAAATACTACGTCTTGAGCATACTCTACATCGAATGGGGCTGGTGCTACTTGCGCTGGTACAGTTTGTACAGGCTCTTGCTCAACTATCTTCGTCGTAGGTGTAGTAACCGAGTCTTTCTTTTTCGAGGGCTTCGTACTGCGCTTTCGTTTCTTCGAGCCAGAGGGCAAGCTTGCGTTTAATTTTAGCAAGTGACTTACGTTTTCTTTCGACATCTATACGCTTCTTAAGTCCATCATGAGTTATTTTTCTACCCGACTGTGTGGTTAACCAAGCAGATACTTCTCGGTAACTATATTGCTTCAAGTGTTTCTTTGCAAGTTCTAATAACTCTAACTCTGTAGCAATAGGTTCTAACCACCTGTCATCCTCTGGATCTATACGATATCCGAAGGGTACAGTTCGTTTAGATAGTCGTGGGATTCGCTCCCATCTTTTAATGTGAGAGGGCTTTGGTAGCATCCAATAGCCCAATTCAGTTTTCTGAAAGTCAGTCTTATGTTTCATCGCCTTGTGAGGAATCCTTTGGTGGTAATATAAATAAACCTCCGCTAGACTCTACTGCAACTTTCTCAGTCTTCACTAAGCCAGAACGGTCAAGAACCTGACCTGCAGCTATCATCCTTTCCTTAACACCTAACTGTGTAGGGTCATCTAAAGCTGAGCCATAAGCTATAGCCGCTTTCGGGCCTAGCCTAGACATATATTCTTTAGTAGCATCAAAGATTTCATCCTTTAGTGCTGACGTAATAGATCTAGTAGGCGTTGTATCACTATAACCTGCTAATCGCTTAGCCATAGCCGCATCTCCGGAAGCCTCTTCAAACAAGACTTCCAGAAACTTTTTTTGGTTCTCTGTAAGATTACGAGCCATTCATTCTCCGTCTGATATCATATCTTGCGATACCTATATCTTTTAGTTCTCTATCTGTTAGATGTGTAAGTAACCACAAATCAGCCCTAGCTTGTTGTGATCTTTGTATTGACTTATGTATTGATTTGAGTCTCTTTGAAAATGTCTTAAACATGTATATTCTCCAGTATGATACTACAAACTATTTGTAGCTTTCTGGAGCATAGTTATACATATATAGTTATATCACACTATTGCTGATATTGCAACCCCGTTATGTATTACCGGTTAGGGCTATAGAACTCTCTACAAGATATTAAAGCTTCTATAGTATTAGTAGTCTCGCCATAGGCAAGAATCTTATCTCCAGCATGTAGGTGCAATACACCATTGCCGAATACATTTTCTGCTGAGTTCCCTGAGATAGTGTGGTTTTTAAGTACATAATGATAGGTAGTATCGTCTTGGTGGTAAAACTGTAGATACACTTTCTTTGATGAGTTGTTATTGTTAGCTAAATGCAATAGGTCTACAGTAGCATCATGTAAAGGAGGACAAGTATATATAACAGTAGCGTTAGCACCCGTAGTAGTAGATGCTATCGTTACTGCTTCTGTAGCTGTAGAGTAAGCTGTCTCAACCATCTAATCTTTATTTCCTACAGTCTTTGTTGTCCAAGCTTCATTCTCAGGAGTTGTTGGATCATCCTTTACGAAATGCCCAGACTTAGTTCGAGCACGTACTTTTTTAGTTACGACAGAAGATAATATCTCTTGCACTCTGGAATCAGTACACCAATAAGAACCATAAGGATCTAAAGCAGCTAGTACATCACCCATCTTAGTAGTAACGTTTTCAGAAGTTACTAAGTAACCGCACTTTTCTAATTGATCTTTATAGTCTTTAAAGTTCATTACTTCCTCGACATCCTGTTAGGCTTCATAGATGCACCACAGTTTACTGAACCGCCTTTATTGTAACCCATCTTCTTAGCTACAGCAGGTGCGGCTTTCTTTAAGGCTTTCATACCTTTAGTCATACCGCCGTGCTTATAGCCTGACTTCTTCTTCATGTCCGAATCCTTCATCATTGTACCGTCTGGCATTCTATGATAACCTTTTTTCATTGTGAGTCCACCCTTTGATGCTCTATATTTTGCAGTCTTCTCTGCAATTTTCTTTGGTTGTTTTACGAATTGTTTACCTGCGGCTGTGCCTTTACGTTTAGCCGCAGTAGTAGCCGCATACTCTGATGCAGTCAAAGCTTCTCTTGCTTTCTTAGGAAGGTAACGTTCTCCGGTCTTGCCACTGGGCTTGCCACTCTTCGTTCCCCACTTCTCTTTAGTCCACTTCTTGAGTGATTTCTGTGAGGCTTTCATTTGTAGCCTCCTCCTTTAGCTTTGTATTGTTTAGCTAACATTTGAGCTTTACGTGCAGACCATTGACCTGCTTTACCGCCTTTAGTACCTGCTTTGATTTTGTTAAACAAGTTCTTACGCATTGTAGGCTTAGTGTAGTTACCTGCTTGGTTTACTTTTGATTTAGGTTTAGTCATTACCACTTAGCCTTATTTGCCCAGTAAGCCGCTGACATCTTGCCTCTCTTAATATTCTTGGCATGTCTAGCTTTAAAAGAGGCTCTCTTCTTTTTCATCTTGTCTGACTCACCTGCTTTAGGTTTACCTGCAGTCTTAGCACCTTGTTCACCAAACCTAATCAGTTTTATCTTAGTGCCTTCTTTAGCTAATACTGCGTGAGACTTCTTAGGGTGTCCCGGAGTACGTTTAGGTTTATTGTAACCTGAAAACTTTTCGCCTCTATAATCTACCATTATATCATCTTCAATGCTTGCTCTAGTGTTTCTTTGTTTCTTCTAGTCCAGCCACGACCAAATGTCTTGAACGTATCTAGGCCTTCATAGAAGCCTTGCCTTACGTGATATACGTAATCAATAATGTACTTAGGGTCTTTCTCTAATATAAGACCTAATGTCTGTGGCCCTATAGCTCCATCAGCTGTAGCTCCTACTGCACGTTGTATAGCTTTAGCTGGCCTACCTGAACCTGAGTTAACCGCCCAGTCAAACGCACACCAATCTACACCTGACGGTAAATGGTCACCCTTTACTCTGTCCCAGTAGTTCTTCTTGTAGATTGGCCCTACATCTTCTGGCGTTAAGTCACGCATCTCTTCTTCGGTAGACTCTCTGCCTATCCATTCGTCGTATACTCTTTTAGTTACACCAAGGTTAGTCATACCACCGGGATCTTTGGGGTGATTTACGAATCCTCCCTCGTGTTCCAGTAACATATGTAGACATTCATCAAAGTTTTGTTTCATTATTTCTTCCCGAAGTATTTACTTACACCACGCATACCAATACTGGCACTAACGATTCCACCCAAAGAGTATTGATACCAGTCAGGCATAATCTCTAAGGCTTCGAACCCTGCATGTACTATATCGTTACCCCACTGACCACAAAACGCTAGGATTAACGGAATCGAGAACAGTAAAGTTATCCATTCGTCTTTCCAGCTATTCTGTGTAGCTTTCATAGCCTCTATATCCCAGTCAATCTCACCGGTGGCTATCTTCATCTTAGTTTCAGCTTCTGCTTTCTTGACTGCAGTCTTGCCTTCGATCATTGTACCAGCTAGATTAGCTACTTGACCGATTAGGTTTAAGCCCATCATCCGTTGTTACCTTTCACTTCTTTCTTGCTCATGTTAGTGACTCCAAAGAACACACCAACTATACCAGCTACAGATAAAAAGTAGATTGAAGCCATAGATCCTATAATATCTGCGGCTTGGTCTGCCCCTACGATGCTACATAGTAACACTAAGAAAGGGTAAGCTAACATTCCAACTAAACAGAACCACGCCATACGCCGTTGTGCGTCTCTCTGACTGTCTTCATCGTCTAATCGTCTACGTCTGTCTTCTAGTTCTAAGGCTTCCCACTCAGATTTGTCTATAGTGCCGCTTTTGTCTACGTCAACTTCTTCAAAACTAGTCATTCTTCCCAGTCTCTCTTCCTGTTTGGATCAAGTACGTCTCTTTTGTCTAACATCCCCTCTAGATACATAGCTCGTTCTACTCTGTCTAAAGTATACCTTACTCCGGTGTCGCTTTCTATAGCGGTACGGACATAAAATACGTCACTCTTGGGGATATGAACTCGTGTTAATGCACGAGAGTCCTTGTTAGCTAACGCATCGTAGAACTCTTCAAGTACATTTTCACTTGCGTATAGTTTTATTCGTTTTGTCATTATTGTCAATACATATTTAAGATAAAATTGTACCGCAAACTAAATGAAAGTTTATACTACTATCAAGAGGGAGGAGACAAATGAGGAGACTTAACAATAATACAGTCTATCAAGTAGTCTACGGTACTTTAGTTACACTATGAGTTATAACTTCTTTAACAGTTAAGTCGTTTAATGTCTTAACCTTGTACAAATTATTATATACTACTCTAAATATGGTGTCAACACCTAAGTTTAACTATACGTGACACTTTTCCTAAGTCCAAGAACTAATATGCAACAGTGTTAGTTAAACTTTATAGTAAGATATTTTTTTATTGTAACTTTATATTGTAACTTATAGTTTAACTAAGCTTCCCTGCGGTCAGTTATAACCATTTTTGTGCCTATGTCAACCCCTCTTCACGAAATATTACAGTTTGTAACACTTTGTGTACAGCTTTAGGCCATTCTAAAATCCACTTCTGTGTAGGAGTACATATACGTATACGGGTAGATGGGGGGTGGCCCTCGCCGGGGTAGGCATTATGAGGCATGATATGCGCTATAAGGCACGCTTGCTAGGCCTAAGCTACTGAAAACGTTACACTTTTATACGGATTATCTATCCGGATATGCCTATAATGCCCAGATTATGCATGACATTAGGCAGGAGGGCATAAAAAGCAAAGCTTCATGCACTAGAACCATATCCCCTCTTTAGAGGGACAAAATAGCCTACCCCATAGTCCCAAAAATTAGGCCGTTGTCGGACGATCCGACCACTCTCCGCTTTTCCTTGCGCATAATGCACACCAAAAGTTGTTGACAATTTGTTTGGCATCTGTCCTATTGGTCTCATCAAATCGGCAATCAAGCCAACTAACAATCGGAGATTGATATGACTAATGTAACGAAGTTAAAAGCACAAATCGAAGTTTCAGGTACAGTGAAACTGGGTAAAAGTACCTTCAGTATAACTGAAGCTCTTGATCATGGCGCAAAGATCTATGACAAGTTATACTTGTTGCAAGAGCAACAACTGGACTACTACAGAGAATTGGGTAACATACTGTTACAAGTTCGTAGTTTGCATAAAGATAATATATCTTTCGGTAAGGCTATAGCCGCTTCAGCTTTAGCTGGAATATCAAAGCAAGACAGATCGGATACGATCTTCATCGCCGCTAACTGGATCAAGATCCAGAAGTTAAACAAGAACGGCCTCTTCGATACTCTAGGAGTATCAGCTATCAGAAAGAGGGTCAAAGCTTCTGACCAACCCAAGACTAAGGTTGGTTCAGCAGGTAATGTTTCCAAAGGAAAGAAAGCTTCAACAGCTAAAGCTGAACCGAAGCAAGACAATAGCAAAGCTATACCAAAACCTAAGACTGAACTTGACCTAGCAAAGCTAGTACATCAGATCATGACCGAGGCAGGGTTTAGCAAAGCTACATTCACTAAAGAGCTTACAAAGCTCTACAAGAAATCATAACTTAAGCCCTTCGGGGCTTACTTCACAATCTTATTGCAAGCCCTACGGGGCTTGTTTTTGTTTGTAATACAAACAGTAGAACGTTGTCGGATCGTCCGACGACGACTTAACGTAGTTAAATAGGAGATTAAAATGCGAATAGGAGATGAACAATTTGTTCAAGACATGGGGTCTATCTTTAATCACATCCAAGCAGGATTTTATAAGATTGATGGGGAGACAGATGAAAGCTTTGAAAAGTACAAGTATCACTACAATTACAAATGCTTTAATGCTTTCTTCTTAGGTGTGAAGTATGGCCTACGTGATGTGATGACATTTGACATAGAGGCAGGTGCTTACAAGCATTGGAAAGACAATGAAAAGTATTACAGAATGCAAGGTGTTTACAAAGCGGCCTTCCCTCGCTTCATTAAATATAAGGATCTATCATGACGTATGGGGTGTCAAAACGTGACCGACTAGCCAGACGTGGCGACAAGCGATGGCGTAGCACATGGCATAGGCAGATGTTGTCGATGAATAGAACCAGATCCATTGACAAACGAGATGGGATCGGCCTTGATAGTAGGACAAATATTAAATCGTTGTCGGATCGTCCGACGACACTAACAACGGAGACTAATGATGAATAACCCTATTGAACCAACTGGATTGGTACATACACCAGATAGCATGGAGGATTTTATAGCTATCATAGATAGGCTGAGTACGGAACAAAGAATTGTAGCTTACACCTATTCTATGATGGCTTGGAACTTGGCTTGTAAAATAACTATGAAACACTTGAAGGAGATGAAGAATGACTAAGAATTTACTAGGAAGATCACGCACTAAAGAGAACCCTTACGCTGTATGGCAGGGCTTCGGTGCATTCGGTGACACTGAGGTACGATTGCTCAAGACGTACCAAAAACCTGACAGAGAACAGAAGAACCCATATGCTAAATGGTTTGTGGCTGTTAGGTCTGACCATACGTATGGATCTTTTGACATGGGTGACAGTTACATACGTGATTTGTTAGAAGGTATGACACTCAAGCAAGCTGACCCTCTGTTCGAAGAACAGTACGGCATTACTGTACCTGATGGGGTAGAACTAACTGAATGGGTTTAGTATAACTAATCGTTGTCGGATCGTCCGACGACGACACAAACAATAGGAGATTAAGCAATGAAAGACACACACTTTACAATAGAAGATCCGGGACGTGATGAGGTGCAAGCCGTGTTCCTCAAAGCGGCACTTAAGATGATACGTATTGGCCTCAAGCCGGCACGTCATCTGACTAAGACTAAACTAATGTCTAAAGCTTCACAGATTAGTGGCGTGAAGTACAAGCGTACCGAGATAGACAAAGCTATCGAGGACATGGAGACTATCATCAAGGATCACTTAGATCCAACTTTACCTGCAGGATATAGAGGAGATAACTAATGGGAAACAGAGCAACACTTGAAGTAATAAGCGACAACTACACAGGCAAGGAGTCAGAGTGCTACATATACCTACACTGGAATGGTAGCCCCAACACTGTGACACAACTCGTAAGAGGTGCATCATCTAAAATGCGTAAGTCTGATGTTAGCTATGCTACAGCCAGACTGATAGCTCACATCTGTAGCAAGGTGGAAGGTGGTCTGTCTGTAGGTGTACGTCCTGCTATGGAGAAGTACAAAGAAGAGTGGGACAACGGACACTACATCATAGACATAAGCAACGGTCACATTAAGAATGATGGTAGGGTTGTAGCTAGAAACATAGAGTTTGGTAACTTCTAGTATGGAACACGTAGTAGAAGTGTGTCCTACGTGCATCAAGAAGATGAAGGTGTACGAGACACGAGAACACTTAACTAGGAATAGCATTCTAACGAGGCGACGAAGCCGCAGATGTTTGGAGTGCGACTACAGGAGTACAACGGTAGAGATACCGGAGTACTACCTGTACCATTACTTAAAAGAAATAGGAGAAGAATAGTGTTGGATCAAATCAAAGAAGATATAATGCACACACAAAGAATTAAAGTGTTGGATCAAATCAAAGAAGATATAAAGTTTGATGATTACACAGCACTCTATGAGTTGCTGAAATATCTACCTCACTATGCAATCAGTGAATATTTACCTAAAGGAGAATAGAAATGATTAAACCATTAGACGTAGAGATATTAATAGGCGATCACGCATACACATGGAATGGCAAAGCTACCTTCAATGTATTCGAGAATGACCATAGGTTTAGAGAGAAGTACAACTGTGACTGCTTCACTATGCATGACGTAACAGGTTGGGATAAAGCTATGGAAGCTATACTCGACTACCACTGGACACACCATTGGCAGTAGGAGGGATTGACAAATGAGTACTATAGGTATTACAAAAGAGAAAGAAGATCTTGTAGAGCAAGTCATCATGGACTGGGTAAACAAGCAAGATCATTCTGTACTCAGACGCTTGGTAGCGGATGACATGTGGGAATATTATCGCAACGCCGATGATGCTACCCTCAAAGAATTTATATTAACATATAAGTAATCGTTGTCGGATCGTCCGACGACACAACAATGGAGACTATCACAATGTATCAGCGTGACTGCACAATCATATCTAAACATAGCATATCATCACCCGATGGTTTGTATGACACAATAGAGTTTACTCTATGCACTATCAACATGCCCTTATCTAGGGTGCACACTCAACGTGTGTCTATCAAGAAGGAGGGCATCCATTCTAAGTGGGTGTCAGACACTAAGGCCAAGGGCATACTGTATGCTCAACAACACAAGCAGGAACTACATGCCCTTATGCTAAACATCCGTGAGACTATGGGTGTGGACAGTGTAGATGCAGGTCAGGCCGTAGTGGATCTGTTCATGCGGATACCATCAATAGGCATGGTCAAGGCAGGGTTCATAGCTCAGATGTGTGGCTTCAACGTGGCGTGTCTCGACAGGCACAACGTGCGTATGCTTGGTATGTCTGAGACTGCACTACGAGTAAGCAAGACGATCAAGCCAGAGCTTAGGCTCAAGAAGATCCGCAAGTACATAGAGTTGTGTCAGGTGTCAGGTGCTAAGCATTGGTGGGATACGTGGTGTAACTTTGTAGCAGAGAAGGGTGGCATGAATGCTTCCCTACCCACAGGTGATGCGGTGTCAGCCTATCACGTAACAGCAATCATGGAGATATAAGATGAAGATCGTAGACAAAGACGACGGTACACAAGAGATACAAACGTATGACATGTACGTAGCAACCCAAGGTTTGAGAGAGGGCTATGAAGTATACGTAACCCATCCTCTCAGATCATCAGCAGATGACAGGGAGTGGGCTGATGACAGGCTATGGACTAAGGAAGATATAGTAGAGGCACAGAATCATCTGTACATACTGAAGGAAGCAAAGGAGGTATAATGTTGGAAATAGTTAGACAAAAATATGGTAAGCACGTAGACACTAGGGTTTACTTAGACTTAGGTTATGGTGAGATGGAGATAGATATAGAAGATATAGAAATGGTTGACGGAGAACTGTCAGCTATGGCTTACTGTCATCAAAGAGAAATAGAAATGTATGTAGATCACAAAGATTGTGAACGTGCATTAGCTAAATATGAAGAGGAGAATGACTAATGGAAATGATAACACCAACAAATGAAGTAATGGTAAACTATCTAAACGAAGCGTTAGATGAGAAGATCTTCTACTTAGAAGACACGTACAACAGAGACTTTGGTAAAGCTATCATAGTTATGTATCATAAGATCATAACATTGACTGATAAGTTATTGTATACGTTGTATAGTTTACGGCAGTTAGATCTGTCACCCAAGGCATACAAAGATGCTATCTATATAGTAGTAAGTGGAATGGAGGACTAACAGATGACAGTTAATGAACTAATAATACACATGCTTAGACACTATCAGCTAGACAATCGAGTGCTAGTACACACAGAAACCAAGGGAGAACTACTATTCTGTGAGGCTGTAGCTATCCACCGGATTGACAAAGATACTATAGCCATAGTAGGTAAGAAGGGTGAGGACGATGAAGCTTAACTTAGATGTACAAGATAGACTAAGACTAGCTCATGCATCTGTATGCCAAGAGGAGAACAAAAGAATGCGTGAAGTATTCAACATGAGAACCTACAAGGAAGGTGATCAGTGGACACAACAAAAGAACAGACAAATAACTGGAGCTAAGGGAGGTAAACAAAATAAACTTAAGAGGCTGTGGGTTAAAGAGAGGACAACAAGATGATTAAGCTACACTTAACGAATAAGCATGGAGGTTCACCTCTACACATGTATCTCAAAGGAAACTTTACTGTGTATGAGAGGTTAGACGAACATGAGTACAGAGAAAATGATCTTACTACTGTGATCATGGATGGACTACACAACAATGGAGGTTGGCACGTAGAAGAATCTGTGGAGGAGGTTAATCGTATGATTAGTGAGCAACTTGATTAAGCTACATGGAGTTGGCCCAGATAACATGCACTACAGTCACAATTATTTCGTGATACCTATAGCATACGAAGACACAAAGGATCTCATACTCAACGTACACTACGCCAGACGTATGCCTTCCGTATCGTATGCCTTCGGTTTGTATCGAGGTACAGATGGTCTACAAGGTATATGTACATTCGGTTCACCTGCTTCGCCTTGGTTGTGCAAGGGTGTGTGTGGTGAAGAACACAAGTCTAAGGTACTTGAACTCAACAGAGTAGTGCTAGTAAACAACAGACCTAACGAGGCAAGCTTACTTGTAGCTAGATCTATTGCATTACTACCTAAGCCTAAGGTATTGGTAAGCTATGCTGATACAGCACACGATCATGTAGGCTACGTATACCAAGCAACTAATTGGTTATACACTGGTGCAACCAAGCCTCGCACTGACATAGCTACTGTGAACGGCAAGCACCCTAGGCATCATGCAGGTGACAGGACTAAGCGTGTTTACAGATCAGCTAAGCATCGCTATGTGTACATGCATGGCAACAAGAAAGACAAAAGATTACTAACTAAGTGCCTACGT